CCATTATAATATTTCCTGATGTAGTTGAGCCAGTTCCAGTCGCTCCTCCAAACATAGCATAATATTTAGGTAACCCTGTAGTATCTTGTCCTGTAGATCCACCTTCAGGACCAGTTAATTCTCCCACGTATTCACTTATAAAAGTTCTGTCTCTTTTTTGAAGCCAATATGTTCTACCTGTTCTAGAAGAAGTAGAATTAAAAACTTCAACACCTCTTACAAAAACCATAGCTGTAGGAACTCTAACAGTTTGAACATCTGCGGCTAAGGTTCCTTCATACTCCACTCTATCTGAATCCATAGGAACATCATAAAAAATTCTATATTCTGCATTTTCTATAAATCTGCCTAGAAGAGCACCACTAAAAACAGTACTATCTACTTCAGTATAACTTCTAATGTCCGATTCTAATTCTGAAAGTGTATATCCAGCCATAATTATTCTCTATCATTCACGGGTCCAATTGTACACAGAAAACCGCCTCCTGTATCAGTACTACTTGCATTTGAAACAAGAGGTACTGTTAAAGAATTATATTGAGTTTCGGTTGATGGTTGACCTACTGTATTAACTGTTGTTGCAACTGCTGTTGCTAAATATGAACCAAAAACTTTTGCACCGCTTGAATGAGTTCCCGCTGTAGTATTAGTGGGAGTTACTCCTTTATAAGGAGCGGCTGTACCCCTAGTACACCCAGTTAAATCATTACTTGATTTTCCAGTATACTTAATAGTTTCATTAAAATATTGTCCATAAGTAGAAGAACTTGAATCCTGATCCACTTTTTCTATTACAATATATCCAGAGCTTGGAAACTCACTTGCATCCGTCAAAGTAACAGTAGTAGCAGAATCAGATATATCCCCGTTTAAAGTAGTCTCTAATTCTAACGTTGTTATTGCAACACCGCCCACGGGACTTTTAACTTCTCTAAATCTTACATAAGTTGTTCCAGCATTAAAACCATTACTTGGAAAAGAAATACTTAAGGTTGTTGAAGAAGCTGTGGTTGTAAATGGATTATATGGTAAAAGATCTTCTGTTGCAAATTCTGTTCGTGCAGGTTTAGCATGTTCTAAAGCTTGTGGATCTGCACCGTGTGGTCTTGGTGAAACTTGTGGTTGCTTAGGTTCATATTCAGAATTATGTACCCATGCACCAGTCCATTCTTGAACCATTTCTCTGTATGGAAATGCGGCTCCAGAACGATCTGAAATCATTAATGAATATCTACCTCTAGAAAATTTTCCCATTATATATTTGGATAATAAGTTTTCGGTGTAATATACGTACTCGCTGCTGATCCATCCTCCGCTAAAGCTCTTGCTAATTCATCTTCATAAAATAATTTTAATTCTTGTGTTCTTTGTGGTGCATATTTTTGAGATAAATAAAATGATAAACCAGCAACCATAGAAGGAACAAATCTATAAGGAGCATCAGTTGCATTTGTATAAGCTCCTACGTCTTGAATTCTTTTAACAAAATAAATGTGCATATCTTTAGATGCAGCTGTAGAATTAGGTGTTGGGTAAATTGTAATTGTAGTCTTATCTACAAATCTTTGTACCCAGAATTGACTGGGAGTTCCTTTAGTTAATTTGTTAGAAAAAGCTGCATAAGTTGATCTTGCAACTTTTGTCATAGGTAAATCAGTTTGATCAGTTTCAGTTCTATCAGTTCTATATTGAGCAGATAAAACATCAGATAATCCATAAGTAGAAGCACCAGAAGTTCCACCTACTGTAGTAGAAGATGTTCCATCATCTGATGATCTATAGAAAGTATACTCTGCTTGACCTTCAATTAAATCAACATTGGTATCACCCACTTCCCAAAAGTGGATTCCTCTATTACCCCATTCTTGAAATAAAATATTTAATGATCTTCGTGCGCTATGTATTTGATGACCCGCAGAACCAACAAGACCTATTCTCTCATAAGCTTCTGAGATTATATCATCAATCGCAAAATTCTTTTCAAATGTATATGAGCCAGATGTTGTGTTTGCCATCTAAACTCCTATCCATAATAAACAGTAACATGTGTAGTTATAGCATTTATAACTTTAAGTTTTGTTCCACATCTAATTCCTGTTCCTGGTAACATAATAACACCTGAAACAGATTTACTGTCTCCTGCGTCTGAATCATTTGTTCTTGGAACATCTACTACCCATATTGCTGTCGTATCATCATAAACCGTAATAGTTCCGGCTGCTACGTTATAAGGTTGTACCCAAGAAACTCCTAAAATTCTTGCAGGACCATCAAACACTGTAGTAGTTGTTGCGGTCGTTATGTTCGCTGTTTTTATATCCACTGGATATGTACTCATATTTTCTCCTTAAGTGTAAGCTCCCGAAGGAGCTCACATTATTTTATTAACTTAGGTTTCTATTTTGAAGGTATTGAACCGTCAAAACACCAGTGCCACTACCGCCGGCAACAGAGTCATAATAGATAGTAACATCAGATGTACCAATGTCTTTCCAATTTCCTTCTGTTCCAGTATAAGCTGCAGTTACTCTGTGATTTCCAACAACCGTAGCTGGTAAACCATCACAATACAGATCAGCATCATCTGAAGTACCAATGTCCAGTGTGTTAGTCCCACCATCCCAAGCAGTTTGTATCAAAACATAAAAATTAATGATTTGGCTGTTTGCTGGGATAATAATAGAGCTAGCTGTGTTTGCCGCAAGTTCAGTAATCGCCGCTGATTGAGCGCATACTAATGTACCAATATTAGCTGACGATCCTTGTCTTATTGTTCCGGATTTTACTGGTCCGGAAAATGTAGTTGTACCCATAATATTCCTCCTAGAATATTTAAATGTAGTCCCTAGGGGATAGTCGACTATACGCGTCTACATTTAAGTTTTGTTAAATTTGTATAGTGATTTATTTATATAGTAGATTTATATAGAGTGCAAGAGGTCCTTGCAGAAATACGTTATTTCAGCGATGTGGCGTTTATCTAAGTAGCCACAGAAACTTGGGCGGCAGCATTATCAATTGCATTTTCTCTATCTGCAATCTTACGTTCCTCGGCTTTAATCTCAGTGATAACATTTTTAATAGCGTTATCAATTTCGACCATATTGAGAGTATATTTACCACTTTGCTCATACTCCAACTGCCACTTCAACTCCAAGGACCGTTTTTCTTTGTACAGCTCTTGTACCATCAACAACCTCCTCATAGGTTATTCTGTGGGGACTGTCTTTAAACATTCCCGTTGATTCCCACTTTATACTCTTTTCTCCAATTTTGTCAAGGATAGAGTTTTCAATAGATTCAGCATTATCGTCAGCTCCTACTTCAAAAGAAGCATAGTGATCGTAAGCCCATATTTTTACTAGGAATTTCTTCATTTTCTCACCGTATTTAGAAAATGTGGCGGAACTGTGTCCCGCCACAAATTTAATTTAGATTCTACGCACCTTCAACGCCGTAGATACCTCTATAGTCCGATGCGCCAAAAACGTATCTTTCTCTAGCTTTGTATCTAACGTTACCAGTATCGAAATCACCTTCCATTGAAGTTGTCAATGGAGTTCTCTCAAAGTGTTTCATACCATTAGGAACGTCCGTAATCACATACCATGAATCAGAATCATTTAAGAAATGGTTTACTCTGTATCCTTGAGGAACCATTCCCATAGAGTTGACTGCATTGATGTCATTATCTGCTGTAGCAGTTCTACCTTGAGATTTTAATAATCTCTCAGCATTAAACTGGTTAGCAGATGGGACTATCATCTTCACGCCTCTAGCAGCGATTTTTAAACCTCTTTCATCAGTCATTGCAGCGATATCAATCAGTGCTTGCTCTAATGAAGTTTCGTTTAAATCCGCTTGCGTAGTAAGTGTGTTCGAACAAGCCCCAGCTATAGTAGTGTGGTTTGTTGAGAACAAAGAAACAGTATCACCAGTTTTAAATGTTGCTACCGAAGGTAGACCATTATTTAAAGGTGAAGCTGCTTTTACTTGTTTAGCGTTTGACATAGATCTTGCTAATGCTTTTGTATATCTAGAAGCTAGTCTATCGTAGAGATTATCTTCGATAGCTTCTTCAGTTATAGCGAAAGCAAGC